CGGCTCCCATTAATAGAGGTACCAAACGAAAACCAAAATTTAAAACTTTTTTTTATTTTTCTAAAAAATCTAAATTTTGCGATGTTACTATACTTTGACTATAACTTGTAACACAAATAGACGTAGAGAAGTCTTTAATGATTAGGGGTTTCTTTTTTGGGGACCCAAGGGTATAGTAAATTAAGATGACAAACACAGATTTAATGACCACCGATCAATTACGAGAGAGGCTCGAAAAGGTGTGGTTACAACATATTAAACTATGTCAGGATAACTTCTTGTATTTTGTAAAGAATGTTTGGCCTGATTTTATATGTAGAACTGATAGTGATCCAAATAGATGGGGACATCACCAACACATTGCTCATGAATTTACAAAGATAGCGAAACATAAAAAAGGAAGGCTCATAGTAAATATGCCTCCTAGACACACTAAGTCAGAGTTTGCATCTATATACTTTCCTGCATGGATGATTGGTAAACATCCTAAAATGAAATTAATGCAAGTGTCCCACAACGCAGAATTATCTGCTAGGTTTGGTGCTAAAGTAAGAAATTTAATTGATAGTCCAGAGTATAAACAAATCTTTGGAGATGTTAAACTAAGAGAAGATAGTAAGGCTAAAGGACGTTGGGAGACCAATCATGGTGGGGAATATTTTGCAGCGGGTGTTGGCGGTTCT